GGCAACTAGGTAGTTTTAATTATTAATAAGATAGTTATATACAAGGAAATATAAAATGGCTATTACAAATACAGACTTTCAAAACGTAGCGTTGGCTATCTCTGCTTACGCAGATGAAGCATACACAACTGAAAAGAAACTAAATTCTTCAGGTATTGTAGGGCAACGTGACGATATTAATGCTAACGGCGAATCTTTTATTGGTCAGTTCCGTTACTACAAGCCACTTTCAGCTAACATCAACGTTCCATCGTTGTCAAGTGCAACAGATGGTACTTACACTGATATCACAACTGATATTGCAGATTACGTTAAAACTGTTCGTACATTTGGTGCGCAACAAGTTAATTTGCAAGAAGTAGTGACACGCCAAGATGGCCTTGCTAAAATTGCTCGTGATTTTGCACAAGTACGCGGTGATGATGAAGGTAATGCTTTGTTGTCTTGCCTTAAAGGTGTAGCACTTAGTGAAGTTACTCTTGGTGACAAAGGTGGTTCAGGCGCAGGTGGTTACATTGCATTTGACACAGATGGCGATGCTTCTGCAACTGGTCACTTCGTAGACATTAACGCTCTTGGTGAATTTGGTGCAGCTGCAACAGGTGCTTCCGATCAACGTGCATTGTTTGACTCAACTGCTACAGGCGCTGCTCGTGGTGAGCGCTTGTTTAAAGCGTTGGGCATGGGCTTTAAAGACTATGAGCCGGACTTTATGTATCTTGTAACTTCACCTGAAACAATGGCTGAAATGCGTGCTGCTAACTTAGTAGACGAAACTCGTGTACAAGATGGAAACCTTGAATTCCAAACCGTATTTGGTGGAAAATTCCGTTTGGTTATGACTCGTGCAAACCAAATGATTTCTGGTGCTGCATCAGGAGACCTTAATGCTCGCTCAACTAAGTGTTCTTTCTTGATCAAACCAGCTGCAATTACTTCTGTTCCTGTAAGTGTTCCAACTCCTGTTGAAGTAGATCGCAATGCGGCCTCTTACACTGGTGGTGGTTCAACTAACATTTGGTATCGTTATGGCTTTATCATGCACCCAATGGGTTATGACTGGTCAGGTGCAACTAACGCATTTGCTACAAACGCAAACTATGCAGCAGCTGCTTCTTGGACTCGTAAAATGAGCGCATTGAACTTGGGCATTTTGCCAGTCTTCCACTCATAATAAGTTAGGAGGAACTAATGGCTTTAGTTCTAAATACTAATAGTTATGTTGCCGTTGCTGCTGCAGATACTTACTTTGAAACTCGCATCGATAGTGCTAATTGGACTAACGCAGCAGAGACTTTAAAAGAAGATGCATTAGTAACAGCTACACAGCTTATAGACAATCGTTCTTGGATTGGTTCTGCTGTTAGTTCTTCCCAAGCTCTGGCATGGCCTCGTAAAAACACTTCCCATTATAATCCTAGATTAAACTTAGAAGTTAAATTTACAGAGTCAGAAATTCCTAATGAAGTTAAAATTGCTGTTTATGAACAAGCTTTACATTTGTTGAACAATGAAGATTTGTTAGCACAAACAACTCAAACCTTTGAAAGCATTTCTATTGGAAGTATTAGTTTATCTGATACAAATGGAGATGTTACAAGAACTTCAATTACACCTAATATTGTAATTAAACCTTTGCGCCATCTTATTCGAAGAGGTGTAGAGGGTATGGGTTCTTCATGGTGGAGGGCTAACTAATGTCTTTATCAGCAAAAGTAACTGCAGCTGTTAATAAAGCTTTTGATAGAGCAGGAGATCTTGTTAAGACTGCTACGCTATCAACTAAAGCAGTCACAGGTTATGATTTTGCTAGTGATGGTACTGTAAGTACAACTACTTCAACAACAGTATCAGTTATAATTGAATCTTCAGAAAGACCAGCAGGAGATGGCTTTAATTATAAAGCTATTTTAAAATCTGGTATAGATCTTTCTGTTTATGATACGTTAACAGTAGGCTCTGTTGTCTACAATATAACAGATCACACCGATAATGATTTCACTATTGAAGCTACTTTGACAAAGGAACCATAAAATGTTTCATAACATCTTAGCAGATATTAATAGTGTTTTTGCTGCTACTGCGTGGACAAGTAATAACATAGCAATGTATCCTGAAAATTATCAGGGTTCAATCTCAAACAGTAATGAATTTTGTCGATTTAATATTCTTCCTAGTGCTTCTGATCACTTAGCTTATGGCGGTGATAAAAGCCTTTCAGGTTTATTAATAGTTAGAATATTTGTTAAGGCAGGTGAGGGACAAGCTCGCATCATGCAAATATCAGATATACTAGACAATTCATTTGAAAATAAAATTTTAACTAATAAGACAGAGTTTGGAAAATCTTATTTGAATGTAGAAGGGCTAGACCCAGCTAATCAGTCGCTTTATAGCGCACAATATATAATACCATTTAAAATATACGGAGAATAACAAATGGCTCATATTTCATCTTTGAGTTCAGGTATCTTTACATACCTAGACTTTCACAACGCAGCACCTGCAGCTTCTGTAGACACTGCTGCTGAGTACGCTGGTTTGTTTGTAACAGCAAATGCATCAGCTATTAAGCGAATTCCGTCAGTACGTGAATTCCCTTCAATTGGTACTCCTGCAAACATCGTAAACGTACCTGTTTATGGTCAGGCAACTTCTTCTCAGGTACAAGGTCAATCTGACGCACCAACACTTGAAGTTACTGTTAACTATGTTCCTGATGACATGGATGATTTCCATGCACTTATCGGGAATCAAGGTGCATTCCGCTTTATGATGTGTTCACAAGCAACTACGCTTGCAGCAAGCCTTGATACTGCAAATACAGCATTATCTTATGGTAACACAGAATTTTACTTTACAGGTAAAATCGAAGCTATCCTAGTAAATCCTGCGTTGACAGACGCTACAACTGCTACAGTTACTATGTCAACTCAGTCTGATTTCTTTGGACCAGTTACACTACCATAAATTAAAAATACTTTGGAAGCTCCTTAATTGGGGCTTCCTTAACTTTATTAGAAAGACTTAGTATGACAGACAAACCGTTTAGTAAAACGTTTGTAATGCGAACTACCTTTAGGCACATGCGCCGAAGTGTAGATATTAGTATTCGTAAAAGCTTTGAGCGCTTTCAAGATTTTGATAGTGACTCAGATATTGGAAAAGAAATTATGGAAACACTATCAGTATTACATACGTGCAGAAAAATGCTTGATGACTTTCAAGCAAACAATCCAGATTTATTTACAGAAAAAGATAAGATTAGTTAGGAAAAAATATGAAACATTTAGTTGGAAAAGTAATTTCTAAAAAAGTCTCTTTCATGGGAGACGAAGTAGAAATTCGTAAACTCTCTGTTGCAGAGGTTTTTAAAGTACAAGCTATGGTAAAGACATCAACAAAATCTAAATCAGAAGATGCTCAAATTAGTTTGTTAAGAGATGTTATTCGTCTCGCAGTAGTCGGTGCTGATGAATTAACCGATGAGGATTTTAATAGTTTTCCTATTGCTGAACTGAATGATGTGTCAAATCACATTTTAAATTATTCAGGTTTAGGTGAGGCCCAAGTTTCGGGAAACTAACTGAACAAGAAGAAAGTATATATGACTTAGCTTATAATCTTAAAATGCCAGTTTACATTCTTAAAAACGAAATGCCATATGATGAATTGTTAAATTGGATAGAATATTTTAAACGAAGACCAATAGGCTGGAGAGAAGATCAAAG